AGCGTCCCGGAGTGGCAGAAATGGGAGATCAAATTCGGTCGAACAATTCAGGACGCGCATAACAATCTCGGCGTGAATGACATTCTTTTCCTTGCGTGGAACGCGATGAAGCGTGAAGCCGGCGGAAAAGCTGTCAAACCTTATGAGATTTGGTGTGAGACGGTCTCGGATTTCTCGATCGGTGATGATCTCCCAAAAGACACACAGCCGGAAGCTTAGGACGACTACTTGTCGAGTTAGCAATCGAGACAGGTATTCCGATGAGCGAATGGCGAACGGCAGAGGATATCCTCACGGCGATCGATGTATTGGAGAAGCGGAATGAGCGTAGAAATCGCGTATGACAAAGCCGAACTTCGCGCGATCACTCGTTCATTCAAAGCGATGTCCGATGAAGGTATCGAAGCCGCAAAGCGTGAATCCTCAGCCCTAGCGGAATTTTTACAGCTTAAAGTCAGAGAGACAGCTCAAACCCGAACCGTCTCGGGTACGGCTGTTCGTCGTGTTGCCGAAGGCTCAAGGGTTGCGAAGTCGTCCAAGATCGGGGAAGTCTCGTTCGGCTTCGCCGCACAAAAGTTCTCCGGTGGTGGTACGACTCAAAAACTCTGGGCTGGTCTGGAATTTGGTTCCAATCGATATAAACAATTCCCGAGACGCACTCCGACGCTCAATGGCGGATCTGCCGGTTATTTTATTTATCCAACACTCAGATCGATTCAGCCCGAACTCATAGCGAAATGGGAAGCGGCGTTCGATCGTATCTTGAAGGAGTATGACTAATGGCTGGATCAAGAACACTCAAACTCTCGATCCTTGCGGACACAGCCGATCTCGTTAAAGGTCTCAAGAATGCCGAGGACACATCTAGCACATTTGGAGACAAGCTAGGCGGAGCGTTCAAAGCTGTTGGAGTAGCCGCCGCCGCCGCTGGAGCGGCAATCGGCGCGATGGCAATCAAAGCCGCCGTCGATGGAGTTAAGTCAGCAATCGAGGACGAAGCGGCTCAAGCAAAACTCGCAAAAACTCTCCAGAATGTTACTCAAGCGACCGACGCACAAATCGCAAGCGTCGAGCAATACATAACACAGACATCACTTGCCACCGGGATCACCGATGACCAACTTCGTCCGTCGCTGGATCGATTGACTAGAAGCACGAAATCAGTCGAGGAAGCTACGAGGCTTCAATCACTCGCGATCGATATCGCCGCCGGTACTGGTAAAGGTCTGGCGCAAGTCACCGAAGCTCTTTCTAAAGCTTACGACGGGTCATTCGGAGCGTTAAAAAAACTTGGCGTCCCAATCGATGAAAATATCATCAAGACAAAAGATTTCGACGCGGCTGTTCAAACCTTGTCAACGACTTTTGCTGGACAAGCTGATGTCGCCGCGAACACTTACGCCGGACGATTCGCGAGAATGAAAGTCGCGATGGACGAAGCGAAAGAGACTCTCGGCTTTGCACTCTTGCCGGTAGTCGAGAAGTTTTCAAAATTTATGACCGAATCGGGAATCCCGGCTCTCAATGCGTTCATCTCTGGACTTACCGGAGAGCAGGGTCTAGCTGTAGCGTCCGATTACGCCGGAAAGCGTGTGGATTCTTTTGAGCCTAAAATTTCAAAAACTCAAAAATCGGCATTCCAAGCCGGGCAAGATATAGCAGAAATGGCAAGACAGGTCGGCGGATTATTCAAGTCGATTGATTCTGGAACCGGCGGAGAAGGTTCATCGATTGATGGATTTATTAAAGCTCTCAAAGCTCTAAACGCGGTCGCCAATGTCACCATCACCATTCTTAAAGAGCTGGTCTTTATCGTTCAAACCGCCGCCGAATACTTGCGAAATCCACTTTCGACAAGCAAAGAGGACATCGATCGAATTAGAAAAGGATTAGGACTCAAAGTCTCGTCCGCTGGATTCGACACATCAGTTCCGTCGGCTCCATCAATGCCACAGGTCTACAATGCCGGATTCTCTGGCGGTGCGTCGATCAATCTGACCGTCAACGGTGCGATCGATTCAGAATCCACAGCTCGGCAGATCGTCTCAATTCTTAACGATTCGCAAGCTCGCGGAACACTTGGCGGAGCCGGAATCCTAGTGTGACAAATTGGTCTCCCGTCTGGCGTGTAAAGATCAACGCCGTTGAATACACAAATGTCACTCTTTCCAATTTAACGATCACAAGCGGTCGGACGGATATTTATCAGCAACCCGTCGCCGGGTATTGCGCTCTCGAATTGATAAATCTCAACACGGCGTCAGTCACGGTCTCAATCAATGACGGTCTCACAGTCGAAGTCAAAGACGGAACCGGTGTATTTGTTCCGATATTCGGCGGTTCGGTCTCTGATGTCGCTGTAGAGGTCGCTAGAGCCGGATCGACCGGATATTCACAGGTCGTCAGAATTGTCGCGCTAGGGGCTCTCTCACGGCTTCCAAAGGCACTCACCGAAGGAGTCTTATCTCACGACTTCGACGGAGATCAGATTTACACAATCCTCGAAGGTGTCCTCTTTGCGAATTGGAACGCGGTTCCAGCCGCGACAACTTGGGCGGCTTACGATCCGGCTACGACTTGGGCAGAGGCAGAAAATACCGGACTCGGCGAGATCGATCAGCCGGGAGATTATGAACTCCACCAACGCTCGGCAAGTGTGACCGATGTTTACTCGCTGGTTTCAGCTCTTGCGACTTCGGGATTCGGTTATATCTATGAGGATTCGTCCGGTCGGATTGGCTACGCCGACGCAACACACCGAAGCGAATATCTAGCGGCGAACGGTTATCTCGATGTCTCAGCCAATGACGCAATCGGCTCGGGACTTGCAATTCGTACACGCGGCGGAGATGTCAGAAATGACATAACTCTCGCCTATGGCAACAATTACGGATCAGAGGTCACAGCTAGCGACCCGGCTTCAATCGCTATCTATGGCGATCTCGCGGCAATCATCAACACAACAATTCGACACACAGCCGACGCGCAAGAACAAGCCGATCGATACTTGTCTCTCCGAGGTTATCCAAGAGCGAAATTTGATTCGATTACTTACGCACTAACTAATCCGGAACTATCCGACGGCGATCGCAATACTCTCATCGCGGTATTCATGGGACTCCCAATGAATATCACCGATCTCCCGATCAATATGAACGACGGGCAATTTCAAGGATTTGTCGAAGGTTGGACATTCCGCGCAAGCTTTAACACTCTGGCGATCACGGTCAATCTTTCGCCAATCGCATTCTCGCTCACGGCTTTTCGTTGGACATCTGTCCCGATATCCGAGAGCTGGAACACCGTATCTGCTACTCTCGACTGGGAACACGCCACAGTCGTCGCATAAGAAAGAAGGAAAATGGCAACGACAACAAATTTCGGCTGGACAACGCCGAACGACACCGATCTCGTCAAGGACGGAGCCGCCGCGATCCGAACTCTTGGATCAGGGATCGACACTTCATTTGTCGGACTTAAAGGTGGCACAACCGGACAGATTCTTTCAAAAACTTCCAACACCGATCTCGCTTATACTTGGATCGCTAACGATCAAGGCGACATCACAGCGGTCACAGCTGGAACCGGACTCACCGGCGGCGGCACTTCCGGAGCCGTCACCCTTTCAATCAATACAGCTCCACCACTAAATCGCGCCGCTCTCACATCTCCGACAGAGATCACCACAGTCAGCGCAACAGCGGCAACCGGGACGATTGCTTATGACGCAATCACTCAAGGCGTTCTCTATTACACAACAAACGCGTCAGGAAACTTCGTCGTCAATGCTCGCGGCGATGGATCAACGACTTTGGCTTCATTACTTGCAACAGGTCAGTCGATAACACTTTCATTCTTGGTCACTAATGGAGCGACGCCTTACTACAACACTTCGGTTCAAGTGGATGGAACCGTCACGGGTGTCACTACAAAGTGGCAAGGTGGAACAGCACCGTCAGCCGGTAACGCTTCATCGATCGACTGTTATGTCTATTCAATTATTAAAACAGCCGCAACGCCGACCTATACCGTATTCGCAAGCGTAACGAAATTTGCATAAATGCCAATTAGATCATCAATTTCAGGAGCTAGCGCGCGAGCCTTCGGCTTTACTTCTGGCGGTGGAATAAGCGTCACAGGCGGAACTCTTACAAGTGACGCGACTTATTTTTATCGGGCATTTACATCGACTTCGAATCTTGTCGTAGCTGGTGGAACTGTCTCAATGGATTTTCTAGTCGTAGCTGGTGGCGGCGGCGGCGGTAGTCGCGTAGCTGGTGGCGGCGGAGCCGGCGGCGTATTGACTCCAACAGGTGTCTCAATGTCGCCTAATACTTACACGGTCACAGTCGGAGCCGGCGGAGCCGGTGCGTCAACTGGTTCAAGTTATGTCGACGGATCAAACGGAAGTGTAAGCACAATTTCAAGTTACAGCCCTACCGGCGGCGGTGGTGGTGGTTCGGCAGGTAATGGATTAAATGGTGGCTCTGGCGGCGGCGGATTAGGTGCTACCGGTGGTAGTAGTTCGAGTGGCGGTAGTGGCACATCTGGTCAAGGTAACGCCGGCGGAACAGTCAGCTCGTATAATAACGGCGGCGGTGGCGGCGGTGGTAAGTCGGCGGCAGGTGGAGCCGGATCAGGTACAGGATCAGGAGCCGGTGGAGCCGGTGCGACTTATTTTACTTCTTGGACAGTAGGCGGCGGTGGCGGCGGTGGTGTTGGATATAACAGCGGAGCGGCTGGCGGAACAGGCGGCGGCGGTAAAGGTGCAACAGGAGCCGCTTACAATACGGGAGTTAATGGAACAGCGAACACAGGCGGCGGTGGTGGCGGTGGTGGAGATAACACCGGCGGCTACACAGGCGGCAACGGTGGAAGCGGAATCGTAGTAGTTCGATACTTAAAGACGGCGGTTTAATATGGCTCACTTTGCGGAAATAGATTCAGAAAACAAAGTCGTCAGAGTGTTAAAAATTGACGATTCACACGAAAACGACGGCGAAAATTATTTAGCCAATGAGCTTGGGCTTGGTGGTCGTTGGATCCAGACTTCCTACAACGGGACAATTCGCATTCGTTACGCTGGAGTCGGTCATATTTACGATGAAACCTTAGACGCATTCATTCGACCAAAATGTCACGACGAAGCAATTTTAGACGAGACATTCGACTGGAGCTGTACGAACAAGGATCATGATGTCAATCTTTCCGAATAACACAGCGCAACGCTTTATCGAAGTCGCACTCAAAGAGGTCGGCTACATCGAGCAGGGCGAGAATCTGACCAAGTACGGAAAATTTACCGAAGCCGACGGCTTGCCGTGGTGCGGTTCTTTTCTTATGTGGTGCGCTAATGAAGCCGGAGTCAAGATTCCGAATGTGGTCTCTACTCTTGCCGGATCAAAAGCGTTCAAGGTTAAAGGTCGATGGCATGAGACACCACAGCGCGGCGATCTGGCGTTCTTTGATTTCCCGGACGACAAAGTGTTCAGGATTTCACACATCGGGATCGTCATCAAAGCTGACAAAGACGGCGACGGCTGGATCACGACAATCGAAGGCAACACATCAGGATCAGGATCTCAACGCAACGGCGGCGAAGTAATGATCAAACAGCGTCAATACACAGCCGGCGGATCTATCGTCGGATTCGGGAGACCAAATTTCGCACCGTCGGAATTGGACTTTCCACTAATTCCGCCAAAGGTTGCGAAAGTAAAGGAGAAAAAATGATTAAGATGAAGGAACTTCTCGTCTCTTGGCTCCGAAGCTCTCTTGCCGGTGGATTGGCTGTCTACATGACAGGCAACACAAATCCGAAAGATATTGCGATGGGGCTTGTCGCTGGACTCGTTCCGGTGTTGATTCGATTCTGTAATCCGAACGACGCCACATTCGGAATCTCAAAAGACAAATGACAATCGGCGAGTGGACGGCGGTAGCCGGATTAGTTATTTCGGTACTTGCCGCCGTCTACGCGTCAACACGGGTCATCGTCCGATCGGTAATGGCAGAGCTTACGCCCAACGGCGGACAGTCGATCAAGGATCAGATCAACCGAATCGATCTCCGGGTCGATCGTCTTTACACGATTCTCTCTTTCGACGCGCCGAGACACTCCGAGGTCGTTGACAAGCTAGAGGACTAAGGCTGACACTTAATCCAGATCCGACGACAACGGATCAAGGGAGCAGAAATGTCAGGAAATATCGCATTCGCGATTATGGTAATTATTTACTCAGGAATCACATTCGGCGTCGCTGTTTTAGCTTGGTCAAGGGGCTACAACACCGGCAGATCCGAAGCTGTGGTCAAGATTGAGCG